GGTATAAAAGTCGGTAAAGGATTACATGATCTTGCTAGTCCTATAATGAAATGGGCAAATGCAGAATCACATATGGATGTAGCTGCGAGTCAAAAAGGTAAAACATTAACTGGTAAATTGTTTGGTAAGTTTTCTAGTGTAGAACAAAATGCTATTGCAGCTCATTTGCGTAAACAAGAATTAAAACAAATGAAGGCAGAACTAAGAGAAATATTTTTATTGTATGCTCACAATGGGTTACAACAATGGGAAGATTTGCAAAAAGAAATTAGTCATCAAAGAGCATTACATAAACGAAGAATACGAGAACAGATAGCAGAAAAGGAACAGGCAAAAAAAATAATGATTGTAATAGCAGCAGTTGTTATAGGGTTTCTTTTATTGGTATGGGAAATAAATTATATATTAAACTAAATTTTTAATAACATCTGATAAATCTTTTGCTCTACCAGGAGTTTGTGTTGCCCATTTAGAATCTAACATTTGATTAGCTGCTTCGTTGTAATCGTTGTTACCAAATGCTGTCCACATTTTTTTAAACTTACTGACTCCTGTTTTACCTAATTGAAATACCATTTCTATAATAACTTCTTTAGCTTCTGGTTTTAATTTAAGATTTCCAATTAAGTCTGCAGCTTGATTAACTGCATGACCAAAATCATTTTCAAAACACAAGTCTAATTCTTCTTGACTATACGTTTTTTTTATATCCCATTGTTCTTCATCTCTACACAGATGACCATATCCTACAGTTTTTTTACCTAATGAATCTAAATACACATAGTTTCTAAATCCTTCGTGTAATTTTATTCGTTCTTTTAAATCGTCATAAGTCATTTCATATTATCCCTAGCAACACCTTTTGTTTTCTCATAGCTACGCATTGCCCCTAATCCGAGTAAAGACATAGTAAGTCCTAGTAATCCTTCTAATTCTATTTGTGGTGGTTTCATTTCTGGCATCCAAATAGCAAAGATCCAAGTGAGTATTGGACCGATAAAATATTGCCATGCAATCCCCAAACAACACACCCACATAATAGCAGGTCTAGCTCCACTTACAAAAAGTGATGGATGTTTTGCTTGTTCTACATTTGCTTTCGCTTGTGCTTGAGAAATAGCAAGAGTTTGTTTTCTTAACTCTCCTTCTATTTTTGTTTTGAGGTCTTTATCTTCTACAAATTTGTCTAAGATTTTACCTGCTACACCTATAACCGATTCAGCTATCATATCAGTTTGGTTTCACTCCTATGGTATCTAATATATGTTTCAACTCTTGATTAAGATCCTGGTCGCTTTTTTCATTTGTAAGATCTTGATGTAAGTTTACAGCTTGATACCCTGCTCTATCTAATAAGTCTTTACTAGCTTGTAGTTGGATAGATTCTTGTTTAGCTGTATTGATTAACGATACAATTCTGTTTAATGCCATAGGTACAGAACTAGATAATTGTTTATTTACTTCTTCTTGTATTTCTTTTTTATATCGTTCTTTTAATTGATACCCCATAATATCAGCATTGGTTTTTTTATACCCTGCTTTAATTGCTGATTGAGTTGCATTGCCTGTCTGACTAAAATGATGTATAAAGTCAGCTTGCATCTTTGATAAATTTTTAGCCATATTATAATGTGTTTAATAAAATAATAATAAGCAAAACTAAAACTGTCCAATCATACATACTAATAACTGAAAAGCTATCTATAAATTTTGCTGCCTTGTTTTTAATGTTATCCCACATAAGTACAATTTTATAAATATTTAAACAAATATCAAGTCTATTTTATTAAATTCCTTATCTTTTCTAAGTAAACAATAAAATCCCATGCTTCTTCTTGAGCATCTATAATCCATTCGTGTAATGGTTTTTCAGCAGTTTCCATACTATGTTTATATTTTGCAAGACCTTCTTCAGATCGTTCTGCCATACGATTTAATAGTTTTTGTACTAATGGATCTCTAGTTTTCAATATCTTTATCCTTTGGCAAATAAACCATAACAAAGGAATTACATTCTGGACATGATAAATTTGTACTCATACAATAATCTTCATCTTCATGGTCTATGTCGTGATCTCCACCCCATATTAATTCTGTATTGCAATGCCAACATTTCAAAATGCTAATTCCTTATTATAATAATCACAAAACTTATTAACACTACAATAGTTATCACATCTTACATCTTGACCAACCCTATGTACGATTGTGCAACCTTTACCTTCTTTCATATTTTTATCTACAATATATTGTTTAGCATCTTTCATGGTAGATAAAAGTCGTAATGCAGATTTTCTACCATCTTTCATAACTGCAAACTGATCTGGTCTACTCCACCTCTCTAAAGGGGTACATAGAGAAGGCACAGTAGCCATTTCAGCTTCTTGATGAAGTTTTATGCGTTCTTTTATAAATTGTTCCTGTTGGTCTTTATTCCACCTTTTAATGGGTATGATGACAACTTGTTTCTTTGGATAGTCAGAATTACCTTCTTTTGCTTTATTTTTAGACCAATCTCTAAGAATTGCCATGATATATAATTTTTTTACTTTAATCTTACCAAGTTTGTCTTGGTTCTTACTACATAAATAATCTAAAATATTAAGTTGTTGTTCCCATTCTGGTTTACCTTTAGTTGTAGCTTCTAAAGCTGACCATGCAGAAGTAACTTTAAAGTCAATTAACGATCCATCTGATTGTAGATAATCAAATGTACCAGACAAAGTCCAATCATTTGTTATGTGTTTGTCTTTATAAAATACTCGCAGCTCTGATATATCTTCTTCTCTTACAGATCGTTCTAAGATGTGATGAACTGATTGACCGAGCAAGGACCAGATCCTATCAGCTACATCTTCTTCTATTTCATCTGCGTATTTTTTTTGTAAAGCTACAATTCTTGGGGGTGCAATTAAACGAGTAGCAGATATATCTGAACCCTGTGAGTCATAAGGATCGTTAGCTACTGCTCTTTCAATTACTTTGGGAAGGTTTGCATAATTAGTTAATCTCATTTTTTTTTCTCAATTCTAAAGGTTTTGCTTTTATTTCTGGTAATTGTTCTTGTATATCTTTTATTAATCTTTCTTGTTTAGGATTAGGTTTTTTTAAATAACGATTCTGAGAAACCCATGCTTCATGAGTAACGCATATATATCCAGATTGATTATGTATGTTATCTCTTTTAACTTTCTTTTTTATTACATCAGAAGCTACTAGGCAATTAGGTATCTTGCCTATGTAAACTTCTTGATGTCCTACATTGGGTGTGTGAATCAACATTAAAAGAACAAACGATTTACTAATCATTACACTCTTGTTTAAATAAAGTATATCCATACAAAGTCATAGCAGGTCTATCTATTGGTTTAGATAATCCTTTATATACAAATTCACATTCATACTTGTTATTATTGTCTATTGTTTTTTCCATAAACTCAATGTTTTCTGGATCTGCAATGTTTAATAAAAATAATATTCCAAATAAAATATTCATAATACCTCCTTAAAATGGAACTGTGTCTGGGTTCATATCACTTGTGCCATAGTCAGTAGAATCTGTTTGATCCAAACCTTCTAATTCTTTTGACCTTAGTATGATATTTCTAATGCCTTCTGATAATTGGTTAAAGATTTCTTTTTTACCTTTTTGGTATTCATCAATACTAAAAGAAACACTTTGCTCATGTTGATCGGCAACAGTTTCTCCGTCAGCTAACTTCATAACATTAGATACCTTTGGTCTGCCATTGTTACCCTCTACAACATTAAGCATACAAGGTACTGTTAATAATTTAGTAATATCAAAACCTTGTTTTTCTGTTTCAGTAAATGCCTTACCTCTCCATGATGTTAAATCTTTTGCAAGATTAGACTTCTCATGCAATGAGAGATTGTAAAACTTACTCAATGTTAGTGGATCTTTGTTATCATTTGTATGACCAGGAATTTCCCAAACAATCAATGCTTGTTTCTTCCAGGATATATCTCCTTGATAGTCTTGTTTTTGTGTACCTAAATCTAAGACTCTAACACATCTAGCTTTATGTACTCCTGTTGGAACTTGTGGGTAGTTACTTTGTTCGTTGTCTTTTGCTATTAAGCTCATTGGTTTCTCTTTTCTATTAAGTTAAAGTTAAGTTATGACATGGTTAAAATAAATTGTCAAGCAGTTATTGACATTAGTTAATAATTAATTAAGATTAAGTTATGAATAAATATGAATTAGCAATAGAACGAAAAAACGAGATCGTAGCAAAGTATGGTGGGAAGAATCTATCTACTATGTTAAACATCTCACACCCTGCTGTTTCCAAATGGGAAGTAGTGCCACCATTAAGAGCATTTCAAATTGCAAATTTTGGAGACTTTCAATTAGATTATATTAGACCAGATTTAAAATTCTAGTCTAACCCTTACTCACAAAGGATTGTAGAGGTATGGCATTGCCATAGCTTTGCTATTATTTTGTTATAGCAAATTATAGCTATTCATATTCATATTCATATACATATTCTTATTCATATTCATTCAAGATAACAGCAACACTAACACCTAAATTTAAAAATTATTTGACAAAATATTAAACTTAACTTAAACTCAATAACATGAGAAAATCAACACAACAAGAACAATCCCCTGTATTTAGATTTTATGCAAGTGATTGGATTAGTAGTCCAGATAGAATGAAACTTTCTTTAGAGCAACAAGGAGCATATATATTATTGTATTGTTATTGTTGGAGAGGTTTTGAAATAGAATATGATTTAGAAATATTAAGTAGAATGTGTAATTGCAGAATGGATAAGATTGAAAAGCTATTTCCTAAGATAGAACATCTATTTAAAAAGAGAGAGTTTAATGGTAAGACTTATTTAGTCTGCATAGAAGCTGAAGAAGAAAGAAAAGAACAAGAATACAATAGAAAGAAACGATCAAAAGCAGGTAAGCTAGGTGCTAGAGTTAGGTGGAATATAAAATGAAAGTATTAATAGCTTGTGAATATTCTGGAATAGTAAGAGATGCCTTTGCTGCCAAAGGTCATAATGCTTGGTCCTGTGATATACTACCTACTGAAAGTCCAGGTAATTATTATCAAGGGGATGTATTAGAACATTTAGATAAAGGTTGGGATCTTATGATAGCTCATCCACCTTGCACATATCTATCCAATGCTGGTGCTAGATTTTTATATCCTAAAGGTAAACTTAATGAAGATAGATATAACTTAGGATTAAAAGCTAAAGAATTTTTTATGGCTTTATACAATGCACCAATAAATAAAATCTGTGTTGAAAATCCTATATCAAGTAAAATTTTTGCCTTACCTAAATACTCACAAATCATACAACCTTATGAATATGGACACCCTATTCAAAAAAGAACTTGTTTGTGGTTAAAAAATTTATCTCAATTAAAACCTACAGATATAATTTTTAAAAGACAAAGCACAAAGATACCTGGTAACTGGTTTAATAAAGGTGGTAAGGATAGACAAAAGAATAGATCTAAATTCTTTCAAGGTATTGCTAATGCTATGGCAGATCAATGGGGTTAAAATGACAACTTATAAAACATTTCTATCAGCATTTGG